GCATAAGCAGAAACACGGTTACGTGAGTAAGTTCCAGCGAACGTTGAACCACGAGTACGAGTAAACGCTCCAGTGTAGTTTCCTACAAATCCGCGAGAATAGTTACCCGCAAAGTTACGGGCATATGTTCCAGCATAAGTTGATACACGTGTACGACCATATGTTCCTGAGAACGATGATGGACGTGTACGAGTGAATGCTCCAGTATATTGACCAGAGAATGAACGAGAATAGTTACCTACAAAGTCTCGAGCATATGTTCCCGCATAAGATGATACGCGGTTACGAGCATATGTTCCTGTGTAAGTTGATACGCGGTTACGAGCATATGTTCCAGCATAAGATGATACACGGTTACGTGAGTAAGTACCTGAGTAAACCGAAACACGGTTACGAGCATATGTACCTGAGTAAACCGAAACACGGTTACGAGCATATGTTCCCGCGTAAGTTGATACACGACCACGAGTATACGCTGATGGACGAGTACGTGAGAACGTACCAGTAAAATCAGTAATACGGTTACGAGTGAATGTAGAAACTCGAGCTCGGGCATAATAACCAGTGAAGTTACCAGTAAACCCTTGTAGACGAACACGCGTGTAAGTCGATTGACGGTTTAATACATATTCACCAGTAAATGTACGGCTGAAATTAGTTACGCGGTCACGTGAATAAGTTGATTGACGGTCGCGTGTATAGTTACCTACGAAATCTCCGACATATTCTCCAGCGAAGTTACGAGTATAATTACCCGCAAAATCACGTGTATAGTTTCCGATGTAGTTTCCGACAAAATCTTGAGCAGAAGTACGAGTAGATACGCGACTGAATGTAGAATTACGGTCACGTGTATACGCAGAAACACGTGTACGGACATATGCGCTATTACGAATACGTGAATATGACTGGTCAATAATATCACGCGCAGTATTTAACGCGGAACCTACTGACTTCCATACGCCAGGTAAAGTTGGTGCACCTTGCGTTGATGAACGCAACTGATAAGAACCGATGTTACCTACAATAGCACGTAGAGTTTTAATTCGTTGTCCAAGAGTATACTGAATTTGGTCATCAGTCATTTCTTGGAAACCTTGATAGTCACCATTGACATCATACAATGTAGCAACTGGGCGAACAGCAGAAACTGTAGGCATAGCAACACGTAAGTATATATGATATGATGTTGCGCTTCCGTCACCACGGGTATCACTGAATACGTTCGGTATAAATTGAACGTAGTCGGTGCCTGGGCTTGAAGAGGCAAGTTTGAATGTTCCTTGGTAATCATTCGACGCAAGATTACTGAGAACACGATTCGCTAAGTTATTCAAATCACCGTCTACCATTTCGTAGAAGCCTGGGTTTGAAGTAGCGTAATAACCTACTGGTCGGACAAAGTCTGCGCCTGATTCACTAGCAGAACCACCATTTTGATAAACAGTAGTTGTTGTAGTACCAGAAGTGATTTGTGAAGCCGGATGAGTCCCTGTCGATTCGTTAAAAAACGTATCGACGAACGTACCGATATTCACATCACCCGTAAGACTTAAATTACCAACATCAGAAGTGCCCGATGTTGATAGTGCCTGTCCCACTGCATACGCAAGATAATTTTCTTCCGTAGGAGTGAATTCCTGTAGGTCACCATTCGAATTTTTAATTTTTAGTGGTATACTCGATGCTGACACAATATCGCTCTCTTTATTAAGTTAAAAGGGGGGTTAATCATATATATCTATAACGAAAAATGCGCACTACCCTTTCTATCACGCACCTATATTTTCAATAATAGTATTTATACTTTTAGTTTCCACTACTTATCAGTATCTTACTGAAGCATACCGCCCGGTGGTGCTGGAGGTGTAGTTGGTGGAGGTGTACTTGGTGGAGGTGTAGTTGGTGGAGGTGTAGTACTNGCCATTTGACGACCNACTTTATAATAAACTCCGCCNGGATTACTAGTGGATGCGGTACCTCTAATATATGTAAATTCGCCTATGGTCTTCGAAGTCAAATTATTTAAAGACGTGGAAGTACCCGAAAATACTTGAGTACCGTNAAACCATATAGAATCTCCATATGGGCCATCTTGCCAATATGTATTACTTGCGGTATAGTAAGGAGCTATAGGTGGATATGATGGAGTATCATTTTCAGTTGTGGTTTCTCGACGAACTTGATAAAACCCACCAGCTGAACCGCCGTTTACGAAGGCGTCTCGAAAATACTTCCAACCACCTGATACTATGGAAGTTGTTCCATCAAAATCACCCGCAAACACTGCTACATCATTCCAATATACCGTGTCTTCTTGGAAAATTCTCCAATAAAATTTAGGAACACTAGTTGAATAGAAAGGCCCGTTAGGATTAATTGGTTCATTAAAATCAATATTTAATATAAAGTCCCCACTCGTTGTGGAAACAATTTCTAATGTATGTTTGTTTCTTATTTCGAAATCAACATTCTTTAAATAATTACCTGAAGGGTCATTAACATCTACCTGAATAGACCAAGACCTATCAGACGATAAATCCTGCCAAACACCAAAAGTCCCAGAGAACTGAGACGTGTCGGTGGCATCAGGGTCAGCAGTAGANTTAACTACTGCCCTGATTTGATAATCACTAGAAGATGCCATTATCTTATTTTATCGAGAACTCGCCGCTGTCATCTGGAGCAGTACCACCACCGCTTGGAGGATTAGGTGGAGTATCTGGTTGAGTTGAAGGTGGTGGCGCAGCACTATATAGCCAAGTTCGCGATGAGAAGGATTCGTTAACACCACCCACTGTAGCATTCGACGTAGCAACCGTACCGAGATATGTACCATCAGTTTTAAATTGAATAGTAACCGAGGCAGTACCACCGGTAGCGAATTCATCAATTTCCACAGAAACATCATCACCGACTAGTGTGTTTGTGATTGCGACATCTTGGTCAGATACGAAGGCGTCTATACCAAATGTTCCAGTTGTTGAACAAACAACGGTATTTGGAGCAGCTGCTTCACGAATTTGAAATGTGAATGTTCTATCATAGTTACCATCAGTTGCCGCTAGAGGTAACGTTAATGCCCACTCACGAGCACTGCTCAGACTCAACCAATTTGTGGTATCTCCACTAAAACGAGATGATTGTGCTGCGTCGGTAGAGTCGACAGTCGCTTTAATTTCGTATTGAGCAGCATCAACAATACCACTGTACCAAGATGATGTGAAAGTCTGTTCACCACTAAGAGTGGCGTTACTCTTAGTGACTAGACCTTGAATAGTACCAGTTGGATTAAAACGAATCTTACCTGAAGCAGTACCCGCACTAGTCGTATATTCATCAACGTTAAAACCGATACTCTGACCAGTTAAAGTAGTATATACGTAACCATCAGAGATGTTCATCTGTAGTAAGAACTTATCAGAAGTTTGCGACACTATTTCAAGTGTGTGTTTGTTCCTGATTGTGAAATCTACTGGAACGACATAAGTGCCATCAACATCAGCAGTATCGACGGCCAGAGTCCATGTTTGGTTAGCAGATAGTGGTAACCATGTGTCGAGGGTACCTGAAGATAATACGTCCGCAATAGCAACACCGTTAGGGAATTGCGGATTACCATCTAACGTAGCTTTAATTTCGTAATCAGCGTTAGTGTATGCCATTTTTTTGTCCTGTATTTTATTAAAATTTTATGTCTGTTATTAGACTATTATGTATTTATATACCATTTATCCGCAAAACCGGTAGTAGATATTAAATTGACTATATTATTATTTATAACACCTGTAATATTACCATTAGTGTAGAAAGTAATACTTGCTTGTAAATTAGAACTATCAGTCGAAAAATCATTGGCTGAGGCAGATACAGTTTTTCCTATTAACGGATTAACAATATTAAGTTCTTCTGTCACTGGAGGTGGTTCAGGTGTTAATGTTCGCTCAAAATGTAATATGTTACCTAGGTACACTCTTTTAACATATCGTGTACCTAGTTTAACTTCTTCTGAACTGACACCGTTGAATTTAAACGCCATAATATAATCTCTATTACACTATAAAGTATAGAGTGTCTGGGTCAACCGGATTAACTTGATTATATTCAAGTTGACTACCTGTCCAGAATTTAATAGGATTGCCACTGGTATTTTGATTAACAATCTGTGATGTTGGTGGAATAGCGGCAATCGCACCTTCTACTGCGGTAGTCACTTCCTCTGGACTAAGACCAGAAAATCCTGATACCGCACTATCAAGTTGTTCGAAGTTCTCATTAACTTTATCAAACGCACCATTGATGTTATCTGCTAAGTTAATTACTTGAATATTGATGGCCATTATCTATTCCTTACTAATTGAGCAAGAAGACTTTTAATATCTGATAACTCACCTTTCAAAGTCGTGACCTCATTCGAAAGGTTTATCATTTTTTCAGACTCTTGTCTTTTCGCTTCTTTTAGTCTTTTACTTTGAGCAATCTCTCCCTTATTAGTGTTCAAGATTGCCCCTGTTTGTTTATCTCTCACAAGATTGTTATGTCCCGTGACCTTCTGAAATCTACTATTCATTAAGATGCCAATGCGAGTGAACGTAAGTCAGTAATAATAGGAGACCTAGATGAGTTACTTGATTTCATAACAATCTTAACTTGGAACGCTACGAATGGGTCTAGGTCTTCAGTCGTGTATTCATATTCGCGAATCGCTGCGACGGTATCATCTGAAGATACTATTGCGTCTATATCTATAGGTAACCAAGAAGCGGTATTAATATTACCGGCCTCCGTCGCCGTACGTACATAAACTTCAAAGTCAGCAGCAGATGGACGATTAGCAGAGAATAATACTTTAACCGCAATCGATGATTCATCAAGAATAACAGGTGTAGTAATATGCTGTGCCGCATCATTGTTATCAATAACATTTTCTAACGCAAGTACACCCGCACGTTGTAAATCAATTACAGGGGATACTTTACTATCATTAGTAGTCATTGTTATGTTAAACTTCATAGTAGGTGATGTATTATTATCACTAGACTGTACTAAAGTAGGAGTGACATTAGTATTCACATCATTGAGCAACGTTAATGCTGTTGGTAATGGATTACCTACATTACTAGTTGAAGTATTACGACTAAGACCATAAGACTCACCGTTTACTCTATCTACTGTAGATGTTATTACGGTAGACTGTGGTGTTAATGTCTGAACCATTGGAAGATATTCGTCCATCATTACCTGATAGGTAGCGAGAACATTTGAACCACCAGTTTCAGTACTAGAATTTGCTACTATATCTACCCCTGCGTCAACAATGATATTATACCCTAAAAATGAGACGTTGTCAATAGTATGTTGAGTATTTATCGCATTAGCACCAAGACCCGCAACATCACCAGTCACACCGGTGATAGTAACAGTATCATTCTTAGAAAATCCATGACCTACATGAGAAACGAATACTGTTGTTGACCCTTGTAATGTTCTTAATGGATTCTCGACCAAAATAGTCTTAGGTAGTGTAGCATTCTCTAATTGAACCATACCTGAAGACTGGAAGTCAGCACGGAATAATTCGAACATCAAATCTTTTGTCTGGTCTGCTGTCCAAGTAGAACCATTCTGAGACATGAATAACGAACCTAAGTGCGGCTGTTTGTTAACACGACTATCAGTAGAACCTATTAGGAATTGGTATGTTTCAGAAACATATGAGTTATACTTGACTGATTCAGCAAGTAACACTATAGCATATTCTTCGCCTGGTGTCAAGAATACAGGTTCATCAAACACAATGTCAGTACCAACAACATCAGATAACTGTGGGTTAGTCGACAACGGTGTGATATTGATGTCCGCTGGATTAGTAAATTTAACTGAGCCCGGCACAATTACATTTGTAGGTTGACCATTTTCTACCGAACGAATCTGTACTTGTAAAGGAATAACATCGTCTTTACTTTCCATGAATACCCGAACTTTAGATAAGAATATACCATTAGGATTTTCTAGTGGGTTTACTATAAAAGTTTGTGCAAGAGGATCTCTCCACCAATGCGTATTAATTTCTCTTGTTGTTCTAATAGTACGTTGTATTGTTTCAATAGTACCTGTAGACGTGTATATAGCACGTGCCGTACTAATCGCATTGGCATCATCGTTTGTACTGATATCAAGAAGTTTAAATTCTTGAACACCTGTACGGAAACTTATTGACGGTGTACAGGGTAGGAAGAAAGAACCTATTAATTGTCCTTTTTCATCTGTAGTCAATGATGTTTGTCCAAATGGAGTTGATGTAGCATTAGAGTATTCGTTACCAATAACTTGAGTTTGGTTAGAGAATTGAACGAATTCTGTTTCTTGACGAGTCCATTCACTTACTGAACGGTTACCGAAGAATGGGAACATCTTAGAATTTGGACGTAGTCCGTCTACTTTGAAGTATATTCTACGTGAACGCATGAACGGAATGATTTCTACATCCAACACACGGTCACCAAGATTTTCTTGGATAAAAGTAGTGGTAGTTCTATTAAAAATTCTTGCTCTACTTGTCAACCAGTTGTCACTAAACGTAACTGTTCTACGGGTAGCAGTCGTCAACAAATCAGGTAGACGTGTAGTCTCCACCCACTCATCAGATGAAGGTGATAACATAGAATGACCAGTCGAAGTTATTACTTCAAATGGGTTAACATTCAATGTACTAGTAGCAAGTGTCTGTGACACAAATTTAACATCACTGAAAGGTAGAGTAACTAAATCACCATTGTGAGCCGCTATATTAGCAGGATTATTATCGTCCATTCTTAATTGAACAAAATGTTCACGGAATGAAGGACGTAATCTATTAACAGGGTCGATTGATGCTCTATAATCAGGATTTGTCACATCAGAGAAGTTGAATGAGGTAAACCCATCAGCAATGAATCCTGCTTTAGTTCGTGCGAGACCGTTTGCGTCGACTACAGTTAACGCATTTGTATTAGTCTCCAGTAAACTTAATGTTGTCAATTCATACAATTCATTAACACGGTCGTCAAGAGCAGCAATATCTTTCATAGTATATCGTTTATGAGAGATTTGTGTTTTGACCAAGTCATTTTCGTCCAATGTAAATGGATTCAAACTAAATGTGTATAATGCCAAAGAACCAGTTGGAATATTAGGTTCTCTGGGGTCGAGGGACGCCTCACCTTGGACTATTTGTAACTCACCTGAACCAATACCACCTTTACTATTAACAGTGTTAGCAATCAACACATCAATACGTGGCATATAGTAATTAACGTCTGCTGATATAATACTCTTGTTCTTAGGAAGTAGATTTATACTAGCAGGATTAATTGCGTATTCAGTTAGTTTGCTCGGTCGAAAATCTACCACATTTCTTAATGATACTGTTTTCCCTGAGGCTAGAGTGTGCGATGGGATATCTTTATATTCTATATCATCATATGAATTAACATCGAAGAAGTCACCTGAACTATGTGTAAAGTAAGTGAATGTAACTTCTATTTCAGTTGGAATACCATCATACAATGGAATGCTTAGACCATCTTTAACTGTTAGATTAGCACGGTCATAAAAGTTATCACGTTGCCCACCATCAAACACGAATAAATTACTTATGTCTGTATGGTTAGCAGGGTCAACATCAGTAACATCCATAACACTTACTAGTTCTATAACGTCAACTTTTTCTAGTTCAATAGAATCCACATTAACATCAGTACTAAGTGATACACTACCACTTGCCAGAGTCTTAGATCTGCGTGTTGGATTAGATAAACGCACATAGTGAACAATGATATATTTAAAATCATCATTCAATCCAGCATACACCCAATTGGTTCCATTATAGGTTAGTGTGTAATCAACGCCTTGTACTAGTTCATCAAATTTTGATATAGCATCTGTACCGCCAGCAATTGACCCGTCAGCGTTTTCCGTAGATTGAACAATAATCCAATCTCCAGCATGTTCCGCGTCTCCTGCTATTACAATTTGACCTGCGGTAGGCGCTTGTTTGATAACTTTCTGTACAGTGAAGTTGTAATCAGTAATACTTTCTGGACGAGTGTTAGGTAATTCGAAAAGCATGTTATTATCTGTAGAACCAAATAATGTAATCGGGCCTGGGGTTCCACTATTATTACTATCGATTGGATATATTACACCACCGTCAACTCCCGCTGGGACATATAGGAATGTAACATCTCTAAAGTTATAAGGCGGGTTCATTTCAATATCAAATACGTATAGACGCCATTCATTACCGACTTTTTCTATTCCGCGTATATTACATGTCCCGACATTAGACTCACCACTAGCACCTCGAAGGGCAACACCTTTAAAACCATCGATAACACTTAATATGCCCGATGATGTTGATGGGTCGATTAGGATATAGTTACCGTAGTTTACAGTAATTCCGTTATTATTAATTTCTGTGGTTAGTCGAGGTTTATCGATACTCAATGGTGTGTTCGGGAAGTCTAGACGATAACCGTCAACATATGCGGTACCTGGCGTAACTTCTAAGTCTAATGTATCGTTATCACCATCACTGAATATCGCTTTAAATTCTTTTACTACATAATCACCAGATTCTTCTTTTGTACGTAAAGCAAGAAGGTCATTCAGTTTATTATAGTCATCAACCGCTTCGACTTGGTCATTGATTACACCATTTACTATACGACCGATGTATACAAAGTTTTCACCTTCAGCGATTTGGTCACGTGTAGTTAATACCAGACGGATTCTATAACGGTCTGCNCCCGGAGCTGCTCGATTAGGAAATGCTCCCTGATTGTCAAATAATGCGTCAGTGTCATTTACATTAACAATATCTTGAATGACGCGGAAACCAAAGTCTGCCGTAGGTTTGTCATCATACTTGGATAGGAATGCTGACTGTTGTGGAGCATAAACAAAGTGTCCTTGTACAAAAAAGTCACCTTCGACCTCATTGATTTTTGAACCACGACCCGTCGCAAGACTAGGTGCCGCTTGTAGAGTAACCGAACCACCTAGTGGATGCGTACCTATAAAGGTAGCACCATCAGCAACTCGTGGAGTTGTGGTGTTATCAGTTGATGATGTAGTATTAGTATACTTAACTACAAAAGTGGCAGGGTCGCCATTTTCAGCAGCAATCATTTCTACTACTTGGAATACTAAAGGATCAGCACCACCTAGGTTCACCGTAAAGGTAACACCTGAGTAGTCATATCCATCTAGACCATATGTACTGGTATCGAGTTTAATATATTCAAAGGTTTGAACCGTTGGATTACCCGTACGTACAGCAGCACCTTCTTTGAAGATGTTATTACCGAATCGAGCAATCTCATTTTGGATGATAGTTTGCGATTGAGTCAACTCACGTGCTTGAAGAGCCTTACCCGAGTTGAATAGAATTCGATAATAGTTATCACTGTCTTTATAATCATCCTTATATACAGTTTCAAACGTTTCTTTTGTAAAATTATTTGGCATGATTATTCCTAAACAGTAATTACTATTTTAATGTCTTCTTGTTGTTCTTCATCACGAATGATTCGTGCTCTGTTCTCAATATATAGTACATCTCCAGAGTATCTGTCCACAGTATGCGTTGATACTGCTGATAATATGATACCTGAACCTGAACCACCGATTTCCGAAACAGTCTCTGTGTCCACGAACTTCACGAATCCAGTAGATTCGTTTTGATGATAATGAATGATGTTATCTTGTACATCATCGATGTACGCGACAGCACCCGTTGTGTCTCCACTAATCTGGTTACCCGCGATAAAACCGCCAGCAACGTCTAGTGTAAGGGTATTTAGTACTTTTGATTCAGAACCTAAGTATAAATCTGTTGTACCTTCTATAGTCAAGTTTTCTAATAACCCAATCTGTCTGAATGAGTTTTCTACAACAAACGCACCATTCTCGGTACCATTGGGTTTGATAGTGAACATTATAGAAGATGTTTTCAAATCATGTATAGGATTGGCACCAATACCTTCGGGTGATGTTACAATCGCACGTGCTACAACATTACCTTCTACCACAAAAGATGCGTAGTCATAACCCCCACCAAAATTATTCATGGTGATTTTAACAAGCATTCCTTGATAAACCGTAGCCGTTGCGGTCGCACCACTACCATTACCCACAACTGTGACTGCGGGGGCAGAGTTATAACCTGAACCAAAGTCTTCTATGATTGCGCCTAGAACCTGTCCACCTATCGCAGAATTCTGGACATCAAGTTGTTGTTCCTGAAATCCATCGACTGGCGCAGATTGAATATGCTCGACCGGAATATAGTTAGATGATAAAAACTGGTTGATTCGAGTTGTACTTACCGCGAATAAAAACTTCCAAGTGTAACCGTCACTAGTAGTGAATGTATCAGTTACATTAACATTTTCAATTCCGAATCTAGGTTCTACTGTAGAAGGTACATGAGTACCGTCAGCAGCTCTACTCTCCGCCATACATATGTACACATGATTCAGACCAGTCATTACGTACTGAGCATGACCGTCATCAGGTCTAACAGAATCTAACCAACCTGAGTACAACGTACCAGCAGACCAGTTAACACGTGGTACGACAAACGTAGAACCTTCTACCTTCTTGATAGACTGTAGGTTGTTTCTGAACTCGCGTTCTTCACGTATGTTATTAATAGGTACGATAGTAGCATCAGTAATACCAAATGTATCTGATTTACCTATTCCTACGTAACAGTCATTGTCTTCTAAGTACAACTTAGCAAGACTGGTACCAAGTGTTTGTCTAACTATAGCGGGCATTATATTTTCCTATCTATGGGCGTTGAGGCCAATTAATTTCATCTAATGAATGTACACCGTCTAATGTTTGAATTATATCTCTTAATGTTTGACGATACTCCATCCACTTGTATTTATCACTTTCACTCAAAGGGCTATCAGTTAATTGTGACCAATCAGATTGAGCCAAAAGACTATCTCGTGTTTGTCGTGCGGTTCGAAGAAATTCTTCCTCGTTAAAGACCCATGATTTGATAGTCCAATCAAAGGTATATACTCCCTCCGGTTTAGTTTCTTTTGCTACAAAACCCTCACCGTCGTGATAATAATCATTTATAAAATGACCACCGTGTCCCTGTATAACGCCAGAGGTATCCCATCTAACAACAAGTCCGCCGTGACTAGACCCTTCTTCGAAATGGTCGGGGTCTGCCGGATAAAAAAGACTTCTGATCTCTCCGGTATCTGCGTTTACTAATGCGCAATTGTTCATACTAGTTTTCCTACAATTAAAGTTCTTGTTGCGTCTACCGCCCAAGTGTCGTTTACCCGAGCAGTCCCAAATGTTACTGGGGCATAATCTGAACGAGTCATCGCCATAGGTATCATAGCAACACCCATAGCGGAAGAATGTGTTTTTGTCACAGTGGAATCTCCACCAGACCCCGATGGGTTATTTGTGTATGAAGTGTTATCATACGCACTTGCCCCAGGCACCGAAAATACATACCCTACACCCCAAGTACTCACTCGTCCAGATGGCCATACTGCACCATCACAAAAACATCCTGAGTATCCGGTACCAGTCACAAGGGCAAAGTACTGTTCCCAATTCAATGTGTCTAATACCTCGGTGTGTATTATAGGCAGGCCTGGGTTAGGTTGCCCAGTCGATGTACTTCCTGTCAAATCTGTTTTACCAGATACTATATTTTCTATCTGTAAATTTTGTCTGTTTGACGAGAATGCTATATCACCATTGGAACGGTATATTTCAAAACCCCAATCGGCATCTTCTTCAGCATTCTTCGAAACTATTCCAAATTTATATTCTAATGTCCATCCACTAGTCCACGCCCAATCATATACCGTTGTGAATATGGCAACATCAATGGGTATCTCTGCTATTTCTGTGGATGGTAATTGAGTACTTATATCGTCAAACAAAGTTATCGAGTATATGTTACCACTTACATGAGTAATATTTGTTATAGACCCTGATTTTGCGTAGTATGTACTACCGACATAAGTACCTAACCAGTCGTATATTACCTTTTCCGCCAAATCAATTGTCGGATTTGTTATAGGTACTTGTGGTTGAGTTAACCCAACATAATTACTGTTACCATAAAACTGAGGTGTCGTTATATCAATAGTGACATTAAATGTGTAAGTTCCTACAGGTACATTACTAGTAGGACGTATTCGATATTTAGAGAGTCCCCATTGTATCGATGTCGTAAACGGATAACTTATATCAGCTGAACTAGTTTGTGGTTTTGGTCGTATAAAAAGTAATGATGTTTCTTTACTAGTAGGACACGTCACACAAGGTGCTTGAGGTAAACTAGCCAAATGATAAGTAGATATTGTACCAGGCACTACCTCACCAGTTTTAATTATCTGAACCTGTCTTGACGATTGGTCGATAGTGGTGATACCGCCATTGTTTGATACTTCTATTCCATATGCCATATTAACTCCTCAATACCAAAAGACTATAATCATCAGTACCCAGAAATATCTGGTACGATGAAGTCGAACTTCTCACGTCAGCCCTTTCGAGTATAGGCCC